TACTAAGATTACAAAGAAAACATCTGGTAAACTTATCGTAAAAGAATACCCAACTGCAAGTGCTCATAGTAGTCACTTCAGAGGTTTAATCAAAGAATTGGCGATTAAGAAATCGTTTAAACCAGATATCGTATTTATTGATTATTTAAATATATGTGCATCAAGTAGATTTAAAGGTTCGCAGAATGTTAATTCATATATGTATATAAAAGCAATCGCAGAAGAGCTGCGTGGATTAGCAGTAGAAACAAATGTACCCTTTATGTCTGCAACACAGACAACTCGTACAGGATTTGTATCTTCAGATGTAGGTCTAGAAGATACCTCAGAAAGTTTTGGTTTACCAGCAACAGCTGATTTCATGTTTGCACTCATAAGTAATGAGGAATTAGATGGACTAAACCAAATATTAGTGAAGCAACTGAAAAACCGTTATAATGACCCAACTGCAAACAAGAGATTTGTTGTGGGTATTGATAGGGCAAAGATGAGGTTGTATGATGTTGAAAATAATGCACAAAAGGAGTTAGTCAATAATGGACAAAAAGAAGATATACCAGGCTTTGATAAAACCAGTTTTGGGATTAAATCAAAGGCTGAAAAATATGAAAAAACCGAATTCAAAGTTTAAAGTAGAACTTGTAAAAAGTAATAACGACTCACCTTATGTTGTTATTGAAACTGAAACTAATTCCATTATATCTAGACATACGACTAGAGAAGATGCTCAGAGTGTGGTAAATCACCAGACAAAGACACCTACATTTGGAAATCAACCTATACCTTCTTTTTTGAAAGAACCTCGATAATTTCTAAACCTTATAAATAGTAATAAACTATATGTAAATGGAGAAATTGATGGCTTTGCAAAAGTATGTGCGTCAGCTCAACCCTATCAGTAGAACTTACAACAATAAAACTCAATTTACAGAGTCTTATGACATTTTTCCTAAATCAGAAGGAGAAATAGACACTCTAGAAATACCACATGATAAAGAAAAATTAAAAGCTCTTTTTAAAGAAATAATTGCAAAATCTAATGGCATGCCAGACCCTATTGGACTTCAATCGTCAACACCAAAAAATGTAAAAATATCTAGGTCAGTATCAGATAATTTTAATTTACCAGCACTTTCTAAAAAATATGGATTTAGAGTTACAGAGGGTGAAGGTTCTAGGGGTGGACGTGGTTCAAAAAGTAAAGGATTTGGGTTTGAAGGACAAATAGAAAAAGATATTAAAACTTACATAGAAGAAGGTATTGATTCTCCAAGATTTACTTATCCAAATTTTATAAAAGAATTACATAGAGATATATTATCTAAACACGAAAAGATTGAAGTTATTCCAGAGGGGGCTGCAAATACTAGAAGACCACTACAATTTACAGACATTGGTGCTTTAATTAAAGGTAGAGATTTACAGATAGGTAATTTAATTACAGATGTTACCGTTCTTGGAGATGGCAAACCATATTATCTTTCATTAAAACTTGGTGGAACAGTTACATTTTTTAATGCTGGTGTTCAAACTATATTTACAGAAGACCAATTTAAAGCTGGTAAGTTTAGAGATAAAAGAGCAAAACAACTACTTGGAATGTTTGGTATTGATGAGAAAAAATTTATTGACATTTTTGAAAAGTATGATAAAAAGAACGCAAGAAAGATAGTTCCAAAAATAAGAGAAAATGTAACAAGAAAAGTAAATATGAGAGCTTTACTTCAATTGTTAGTTACTGGAATTGGTTATGGTTATTATATGGTACACAAAAAAGGAAAAGATAAAGTAGAGTTTTATCAAATGTCAAGACGTAGAATGATGGATTCTGCGAAAATAAAAAGTGTTACAGTATTATATCCAAAACCAGGCTCTGCAAAGAGAATTGATATAGAGATAGTAACTAAATTGTATATATTTAAAGTTAATATTCGTAATAAACAAGGTGGATTATATCCATCACATATTATGTGCGATTATAAACCAAACCCACAGAGTTTAAAATAATGATTAGTTTTGCAGAAACATTAACAGAAGATAAGGGTGGTAAAAATTTACACCTAGAACATCTAGAAGATGAAATCATCAACTATGGTGTTACTGGTGGTAGGGCTGCAATTAATTTCTTGCGTTCATTAAGAGATATGTTGGCAGGTGCAAGTCGTAGTTCTGTAAACATGACTGTCAAATGGGACGGAGCTCCTGCTATATTTGCTGGTATAGACCCAGAAGATGGCAAGTTCTTTGTTGCAAAGAAGTCTGTATTCAATGTCAATCCTAAACTATACAAGACAGATGCAGAGATAGATGCAGATGTATCTGGTGCATTAGTAAGTAAGTTTAAGATTGCACTTAAAGAGTTCTCTAAATTAGGTATCAAGGGTGTATTACAAGGTGATTTAATGTTTACAGATGATGTAGACACTACAACCATAGATGGAACAAAGTATTACACATTTCAACCAAATACTATAGTATATGCAGTTCCAGTAGATTCAGACTTAGGAAATATAATCAAGAAAGCAAAGATTGGTATTGTATGGCATACAACATATACAGGTAAAAATCTACAGGATATGAAAGCATCATTTGGTGCAAACATATCTAAGTTAAATAAAGTAAGCTCTATATGGCAAGATGACGCAAGTTACAGAGATGTATCTGGTAGAGCTACATTTAATGCAAAAGAAACAGATAAAATAACTGCAATACTATCACAAACTGGCAAAACTTTTCAAAGAATTAATGCCCCTATGCTGACTAAGTTTCTTAGATTACAAGATAGTTTGACTGGTGCGTTAGTTGGTGCATCACTAAAAACTTACAATAACAGTAAAGTTAGAGCAGGCCAAAAGATATCTAATCCTAAACAACACGCACAAGGATATATTAAATGGGTAGAAATGTCTGTTCAGAAACAGATTGATAAAGTTAAAAGTCCTGCTGGCAAAGCAAAGTATACTAAGATACAAAAAGAATATATGAGAGAGTTTGGTAAACATACAAATAATCTTACAATGATTATCACATTTCAAAATTTACTACTAGATGCTAAGATGCAGATTGTAAATAAACTAAATAGTGTTAAAGGCTTGACTGACACGTTCATCAAGACCTCTAATGGATTTAAAGTAACAAACCCAGAGGGTTATGTTGCAATTGATAGAGTGAGTGGAAACGCAGTTAAACTTGTAGACCGTATGGAATTCTCGTTTAACAACTTTACTGCTATCAAAGCATGGGATAAGTAATTGAAAACATTTCTAGAAAAATATGACGAACTGTCAGAGTTTAGAGTCGTATCCAAAGCACAAAGAAGAAAAATAGGTATGCGTATGAAACGTATGGCAAAATCTTCTGCATTTAAAGCTAAAAAAGCAAGAATGAAATTAAGAATTGCTTCCCCAGAAAAAATAGTAATGAAAGCAAGAAAACTTGCAAAACAAAAAATATTAGATAAGTTTTATCCAAATTATAAAGAAATGGGTTTACAACAAAGAGTTAGGGTAGACCAAATTCTTCAGTCAAAATATGGTGCATTAATTGATAAAATTGGTAAAAAATCAATTAAGGTAATTAAAAAGAAAGAAATATTAAAAGTAAAGAAAGCCAGAGAGGCAAAGAAAAATGCGTAAGTTTTCTGACATAACAGAAGCATCTGGTAAGATTGTATTCGCATTTGGAAGGTTTAACCCACCTACAACTGGACATGAAAAACTTATCAATAAAGTTTCACAGATTTCTGGTTCTGACCCATACAGAATATATCCATCATTCACACAGAATCCAAAGAAAGACCCATTACCTCACGCATTAAAAGTTGCGTACATGAGAAAGATGTTTTCTAGACATGCAAGAAATATTATTGCAGATAAAAAAGCATTGACAGCCATGCACATTGCAGTAAAACTCTATGATGATGGTTTCAGAGATTTAGTCATGGTTGCTGGTTCAGATAGAATAAAAGAGTTTGACAGTTTACTTAAAAAATATAATGGTGTATCTGGTAAAAGACATGGATATTATAAGTTCAATACAATAAGTGTAGTATCTGCTGGTGAACGTGACCCAGATGCAGAGGGTGTTACTGGAATGTCTGCATCTAAAATGAGAGCAGCTGCAGTAGAAGGTGATAGCAAATCTTTTATGATGGGATTACCTAAAGGATTTAAAGACGGCAATAAACTATTTCAAGATGTTCGTAAGTACATGGGTATTCGTGAAGATAAAGATATGGGTTCTATGACAGACTTTGAGAGTGTAAGAGATGCATATCTAACAGGAAAAGTATGGAATGTAGGAGAT